TTATGAATTCATAAAATTTGAGAATAAATTAGCAACTTCTTTTTCAGCATTTTTTGTAACATGAGTATAGATATTTAATGTAGTATTTATGTCAGCGTGACCTAAGCGCTCTTGGACTTGTTTAATGGTTGCGCCAGCTTCGAATAAAAGAGAGGCGTGGGTATGTCTAAAACCATGTGCGGTAATGTTAAATTGTGGATATTTTTTTAGTTTTTCTTTTATTACACTATGTCTAAGTATGTCATTTTGCTTATTGGAAAATATTAATTGTTCTTTATCATCTTTTACCCGAATACCTCTTGATAATAAAAGTTTCTTTTGTTCAAATTTCCATTTTTTTAAAAAAGATACTGTTTGTTCATCCAAAGATAATGTTCTTTCAGAAAAAGTATTTTTAGTAGTAGTTATATATTTACTTTTTGAAAGATATGATATGCCTTTGTTTATTTGCAAAGAATAATGAGTAAAATCAATATCATTCCAAGTAAGTGCTAGTAATTCTCCTTTTCTAAGACCTGTATAAGCTAATAAACGAAACAATACAAAAACATCAAGTGTTTCATTTTCCTTTATGATTTTAAGAAATTCTTGTAATTGATCTTTGTCTAAGAAATTTTGGTCCTCTTTAGTTTTTATTTCTCTTTGACGTTTAGGCATAATAATTCGTTTCATTGGATTCATAGAGAGTAAATTTTGAGTAATTGCGAATTCAAATATTTTTGATGTGTACATTTTCATAGAATCAAAGCGTGTATATTTTTTACTCCATTCATTGACTACTTTCTGGCAATAAGAAGGACTGATTTTAGTTAATTTTAGCTCACCGAAAGCAGGTAGAATTTGTTTTTCAAAATAGTATTTAACTCTTTGTGCGGAAGATGGTTTAACAGTGTTTACATATTGAGCATACCAGAGTTCGTAAACATCCTTAAATAAGCTATAATCTTGTTTTACAAATTTTCCACGGTCAATTTCTATCTGTAATTGAGCAAGAGCAAGTTTCGCTTCTTTTTGAGTTTTAAATCCACGCCTAGTTGTACGTTTGGATTTTCCCGTTAATGGATCAATGCCTAAATATGCATTGAACATATAGGCAGTTGAACCATCTTTCTTTGTATATTTTTTTATTGTAGCCATATTAATCGACTCCCATAATTTCTTCTGGATGTTCTAGCAGATATAATGCAAGCTGTTTCCCAATATGAAACATAGAAAGATTAGGAGGCATAGATAAATCTACAAGAATTTCTTTTTTTCCATCATCATGGATGATATACATTGCTGGAGATCCTAAAGGAACTATATGATTAATTTCGAATCCATAAATTTTTGCTAGAAGTAAAGGATTGTTTGTTTTATGATAACTTATTATGTGTTCAGCTAGTTCTTTTCCAGTCCATTTTTTCATTCAAAAAACTCCATTTCGTTTATTCCATCAGAAAACATTTCTAAAAACTCATATTCATTCATGAAATCTATCCAAATTTGTGTACCTTTATATTTGGGAACGCCTTTTTTAGCTTTAATTTGTTCGTAAGCATTATCTATAAGTTGGTCTAACATTTGATTAACAACACGCTGAATTTGGACTTCATTCCATCGTTTGTCTTTTTTCTATTTTTATTTTTCTCTTCTTGGTATTCTGTGGCTTTTTCAATAAATAAATCAAGTGGTTGTTTAGCGTGAGTTTCTAAATACTCTCTAAATTCGTAATATAGCATAATAGTTTCCTTTCTTTCTCGAATGTATGTTCTTATTTCTGTAAAAGAAAAGCCCGAAGGCTAATCTTTATTAATTATTTAACTTATTCATCAATTCGTTTCCTGAAATTAGTAAATAAATAAGTGATGCACCAGAATTTTCTTCACCATCCCATTCGTAAATTGCTTTTACCCTACCATAATTTGCATCGTTACAGGTTACTATCCATCTATTTTTATTATTAATATAATTTACAGCAACGTTCCATGTGTCTTTTCCTCGATATTTAAGCTTATACCCACGATCTTCACAATCTTGTTTAGTAAATGCTATGAGAGTTTCTTTTTGAGTTTCTGTAATTGATGTTATTTTTTTCTTTTGATTATCATCGGTTGAACTACTATAGTCTTTCTCTGGATTGGTTGAAATAGATTCTTTTTCTTTAATAGTTGAAGAAGCTTCTTGTATGTCATTGGAACTACTTGATGAAGTAGAATCTGATGAAATTGTAGTGGTAGAATCTGTACTAAAATTGTCAAGAGCCGTAGTTGTATCAGTTGTTGCTATCAATTCACTTGACATAGTAGCTACTTCAGCTGCCGCTTTTGAAAATTCTAAATTTAAATCTTTTTTTGATTGAGCATTTGAACTTTCGGTAGAAGTAGTGTTACAACCCGAAAGTAAAGCTAATAGAGAAATTCCTAAGAATGTAAATGTATATTTTTTCATACCAATAATTCCTCGTTTCTTAAAAATATTTATATAAAAATCATATACAAAACTGATTTTTATTTTTACAAATATATTCCCATTTCTAATGGTAATCCATAGTAATTTAAAATATCTAATTTAGTAGGACAATATAATTCGTTTAAATGTGAACCATCTATTAAAAGGTGTGTTGCTCCGCAATTTGCTTGAGCTTCTATTTTAGAAGTAGAAGAGAAACTGTCTGCAGTCATTTGTGCTGTATTGTCATTTGGATGGAAAATAGCATGAGACAGTTCATGGCCACAAACAAAAAGCATTTTTTGATAAGGTAATTTTGCATTTAAATGGATAAATTTACATCGATGATTTTTGGTGTAAAAACCATATACTTCATCACCAAAATAGCCATATAGAATAGTAATGCCTCTCTTTTCAGCTATTTTGAATGGATCATTGGTCCCATATTGTTTTTTTAGTTTCTCAATTTTATACGGCACTTCTGATAAAAGCATATGACAATTCCTCCTGTTTGTTACTGTTGATTACCACGATATTTTTTAGGAGTGAACTTCTTCTTGGCAAGAGCTTTTCCGATACGTAAAGATTCTTCAATAGAAGAAAGAATTGCAGCACGTGCTTCGGGAGAAAGTTCTTCTGTATCTTTAGAGAAAGCAATTGCTTCAGAATTTTTCATATTTTCGATAATTAATTCTAATTCTCTTTGGATGTCTTTTTCATCTTTTTCTGTCAAATCGTAATATCGGCGTTTATCTGTACGACCTAAAAGATAATCTGCGCTGACATCAAAAAAATCAGCTACTTTTTGCAATCTTTCGCTAGAAGGAGATTGTTTTGACCACTTACTTATACTTCCCTGTGCAAAATTTAATTTTCTTTCTAACTCGGCAATGGTCATTTTTTTCTCATTTGCCAATAACTTAACTCTATCTAATAGCATGATATCAAACCTTTCGGCTTTAAAACAAAGGAATTGACAATTGTGCAAATAAATCATTGACAAGTTGACAATAGTCAATTATACTATGTTTTGTAAGCAAGTAATTTATGGCATACAAAAAGCGAAACAAAAACTGAATTGTCTCCCCAGACATAAGTAAAGCTCACTTTTTGTGTGCTATATTTCTTATGCTTACATTATGGACTATTGTCAATTTCCTGTCAATATGTTTGATAAAAATAATTGAATATTATCAATCAAGTAGTAGGAGGAGGTGGCTACTAATGACTTTAAAACAACAAGTACAAATTGCCCTTATTGAAAAGAAATGGAGCCAACGAGAATTGGCACGTCGAATGAAAATTTCAATGGCTTATCTACAAGATATTTTAAATGAACATCGTAAACCAATTGAGAGACTAAAACAAATTGAAGAAATTTTGGGGATTAATTTAGAAATAGAAAAGTAACAAATCAACCAGCTTAGGAGGTGAGAGGGATGAAAGACTTAGAAAGAATAGCTGTGGCTTTAGAAAGTATAGCAAAAAGCCTTAGTACTTCGGCAGAAGATACTAAGACAACGAATTGTTATAAAGAATCAGTATTCGTTCAAATACTCATATTCATTCTCGGTATAGTTGTTGGATATATGTTATTCCAGCTAGGAACAGACTTGTAGAAATGGTTAATAGTTTAAATGAAAGGAACAGTGAGATGAAACTACCAAAAAAAACAGATTATAATTCTAAACCATATCCTAGCATTGAAGAAGCAACTAAACGGTCTAATTTTGTGGATTTGGTTATTAGTATAGTAGCATTAACGATTGCTTTGTTTATTTTTTTAAGTAGGATAAAACACTGATAATTATTGCAATTACTGAAAGCATTCTAGTAATCAAACTACTCTGAAAAGTAAATAGTGCTTTTTTACCTTCAATGGTAATTGCGTAATAATTTCCATAATTCATTGCCGGAAATCCAGCAACTTCTCCCCATGTTCCATCAGGTAGTTGCTCAACTAACCCCTCACTAAGTAATAAATCTAAATGTTTATACTTTTCAGAGATTTTAACTTTTTGGAATATATTAGCAATCAATAGTTTCAAATAAATAGATGAATTCAAAAGTTTCACCTCGCTTTCAAGTAAATTTTATCAAGAGGTGGCAAGCAAAACAACTAGGAGGTGTAACCATGAGTGTTAAAGAGGAATTAGCAAATGTAATAGAAAAAATGGTAGAAGAACAAGTGTCAGAGCAAATGAGAATCATTGAAGAGAAATACTTTGCTAAGTCAAAACAAACACGATTTACTCAAGCGGAACTTGCTGAAAAATGGGGTTATTCAAAAGGCTATGTTAATCGCTTATTGAAAAAATATGGCATTGAGCCTATCGGTAAACGTGGAAAAGAGTATGAGTATGAGGGAAGTCAAGCTGAGAAAGTAAAGAGTGTCTACGATGACGAAGTACTTTATCAAGAACAACTTAACTGGAAAGTTAGAGCAATGTAAAAAAGGATAAGCCTAACTTATCCTCAGTTAAAAGTAGTATCAACAATGATTGCTTTTGGATTCATATCATTCTTAATGGATTCAATGATTTCTAAAACAGAAGATTTGTAGTAGTAAGTTTTGCTTGATGCGATTATTTCATTTTCTTCAGTTTTAATCAAAAAATAGTATTTTTTATCAGAAGCTCGTTTAATCACAAAAAACACATTGACCCCTCACTTTAAAAAAATTTTTATCAAGAACAATGAAAGGATAGAAGCTACTGTTTAATTTTTTAATCAATTCAGAGTTTTGGAAAGGATTAATTTGACGGTTCTAATCATCAATAGAGCCTACCTTTTCAATAGTAAAACCACCACCAATATGCGTGACTGATTTATCGAATTGTATATTTTTAATAGTTTCACTTAAAAGATTTCTGAATTTTTCTTTAGTTTCATTATTTGATAAATCATAAGTTGGGGTATTGTATCCTGAAACATCAAATGGAAGGTTAGATGTAGTTTTATCTCTAATCTGAATTACCTCTTTACAAAGAGCACGGGCATATCCCAGCTCGTAGTAAACATTAGGGTTATTTCCTGATAAATCTACAATAAGCAAGTCAGCATTTTTAATACAAGAATGAATTCTTTCTATATTTTGCTGATTATGTGGGTCCAAATCGGCACGCATAATTTCGAATTCAATTGTATTATGCAAAAAACAATATTGAATTTGCTCTAGTAATTCGTCAGATTGTTTACGAATGTCAGAATTTTCCTCTCCAATTGGAGTTACAAAAAAACATTTTTTCATAAGATCACCTCATTAATTATTTTATTAGGAAATTACTGATAATTAATTATAGCAAAGAATTATAAAAGCAAACAATAGTATAGGAGGTTAACCATGAAAGCAATACGTGAAGCTCGACTGATAGGAACATTTTTAGTGATGATTGCGCTAGGAGTATTGCTGAAAAATCACTTTTCAATGCCAATACTAGCAACACTAAGTGCACCTTTCTTTATCCATTGGTTTTTTAACTGGGATGAAGCGAAGTATCAATACTCTGAAAAAGGAGGCGATAAAAAATGTATGTAGCTATGGGTGAAGCTAGTAGAGAAACATACGTGATTGGAGAAACACAAGCGGAAGTCTTTAGAAAATTGCTTGAAGAATATCTATATGTTTCATTTGATGAAGGTGTTTACCCAGAAAGATTAAGTATAGTACAAAAAGAGCCCCAATCGTTTGCAGACGATTAAGGGCAAATAAAAATATTATGTTAAGGAGAGTATACCAAAATGAACGACAAAATTCAAAAATTGATTAANAAACTAGCAAAAGAATGCCAGAAAGAGGATATAGGTTTATCTTTGGCNGCTATCGATTTAGAAGGAGAGATGGCAATATCTCAAGTTGGAAAAGGCACGATAGTAGCCATTGCTGCACATAGNGCTATCGATTTAGAAGGAGAGATGGCAATATCTCAAGTTGGAAAAGGCACGATAGTAGCCATTGCTGCACATAGCCAATATACACTAACAAAAGAAAAACTGGAACAATCAGATTGTGATTGTCCAAAACATCGTTTATTAAAGGAGATGTACGGTATTGCAACAGAAACTACGACTAAAAATACACATACTTTTGTCACAGATGATCCAAACGATTTGATGGATATATTATCGAAGATTTCTCGAGGTGAGTTTAAATGACTAGAAAAGAAAAGTTAAACCAAGCAAAAAGATTAGCTGATTTATGGTACAANATATATTATCGAAGATTTCTCGAGGTGAGTTTAAATGACTAGAAAAGAAAAGTTAAACCAAGCAAAAAGATTAGCTGATTTATGGTACAAGCAACAAAAAAATAAAATATACATTGCGCAACAAAAAGAGCGTAGAGGGATTGCATGATGAAAAAAGCGACTACGCCGNCAAGCAANNAGTCGCATACAAAATTATACAAGAAAAATTATATCACAGAAACGAGGTCTTGTGAATGAATCGTAGTGAAGCAAATGCACTAGACAGATATTTAACAGAGCCGACTGAAAAAACACATAAGGAAACCTATGAAGATGATCCAGTGGATACTACTGATTATTTTGGAAATGAAATTGCTGATGAAGACGGTGTGTTTGAGATAACTTTTGCAATGAAATGTCTTTATACAGGACAACCAGTACTCACTTGTAAAAAAATTGCTACACAAGATACAATCGTTGATTTGATAGAAGAATTAGGCGAAGAAAACGTGTATTTAATTGAATATGTGAGTTCAGGAAAAAGATATAAGGAGGGATTATTGAATGACTGAAGCAACCAAAACAGATTTTTCTAAGTTGAATGTTTATCAAAAATTAGCGTATGTGAGACAAAAAGCACCATATATTCAAAAAAGTAAACGTGGCCAGCAGTACAGCTATGTGGGGTCAAGCGATGTACTATCCGCATTAAATACAGTCATAAATCAAGTTGGATTAATTTTGAAGCCAGAAATTGTTGCTCATCAAGTTCGGGAATCACAAGATGAGGTATGGAAAGCGGATAAAGTAAAGAAAGAGCCTGTAGCCAAAAAACGTACAACGTATTTTACAGAGCTAGAGTTAATGATGACATGGATTAATATTCATAATCCTTCTGAGATTGTTGCTTGTTCATGGTATAGCCAAGGAGTAGATATTGAAGGAGAAAAGGGTGTAGGAAAAGCACTAACGTATGCGGAAAAATATTTTTTATTGAAATTTTTTAATATCGCAACAGATGATGACGATCCTGATAAATACCAAAAAGAACAGCTAAAAAATACTACAATTACTGAACGGCAAATTGATATGTTGAACGCATCAATTAGTAGAGTAGCCGAGCTGGCAGGGCAAGAATTTGAAGCTGTGAAATCGTTAGCTATAAATGATTCTGATTTGAATCCTAAAAAAGCATTTGAAGAATATAGTGCTTATGATTATGGTGTTATTTCTAAATTGCTTGCGAAGTGGATAAATTTTTATGAATCTAGGCAGAAGGTTCAAGAAGATAATAAGTGATTGAATGATTGGAAAAATCATAAANCACAAAGGAAATAAATTGGCGATTGAGTTTGAGGATGAGATCAACTCGAATTTTCTCAAACTCCTAGCTAACAACGATGACAATTTAGTAAAAGTTGAANTNTTAGATAATCGACAAATGTCTCAAAAACAGAATGCACTTTCTCATGTTTTAATAGCTGATATAGCTCGTTGGAGTTATGACGAACCCAAATGGATAGAGGAAGTTTTAAAATATTACTACGAAGCCAAAAGCGGTGTGTATTTTGAACACAGTAAGGCTACACGACATGAAGCAACAGAATGGATTAGTTTTTTAATCGAATTTATTTTGAAAAATGATGTGCCACTAGAAAAGANATACCAATACTTGCTAGAAAATAACAAATGGTTTTATTACTGCCTTAAATATCGTAAGTGTTGTATTTGTGGGAAACATGCCGATGTTTGTCATATCGAGGTAGTCGGTATGGGGCGAAATCGTCAAAAGATTAATCACGAAACATTTACTTTTTACGCTGGTTGTCGACAACATCATCAAGAAGAACATCAGATAGGTACTAAGAACTTTTTAAACAAGTATCAAATTAAACCAGTAAAACTAAACGTTGAAGAACGTAAGAAGTTGAACATAGGAGGATAGAACGGTGGCTGAAAGAAGAATGTTTGCAAAGACCATCATTGATAGCGATGCATTTTTAGACATGCCGCTGTCAACTCAATCTCTTTACTTTCATTTATCAATGCGAGCGGATGATGATGGATTTATTAATAATCCTAAGAAAATCCAACGAATGGTTGGATGTGGAGATGATGATCTAAAGCTATTAATGGCCAAAAGATTCATTTTAGTTTTTGATAGCGGAGTTATTGTTATCAAGCATTGGAAAATTCATAACTATATTCGAAATGATCGATACAAACCAACTCTATATCAAGAAGAAAAGGCTGAATTAGCTGAGAAAAATAGTAAGGCATATACCTTTAAAACCGAGGTTATAGAGAGTGAAAACCATCTTGGTATACCAGATGACAACCGTATGGGATACCAAATGGATACACAGGTTAGGTTAGGTAAGGATAGGTTAGTTAAGGATAAAAAAAAGAATAGTGTTGAGCCAAGCTCAACTATGCCTGAACTATTCGAAAAAGTTTGGAAAACTTATCCAAAGAAAACCAACAAGAAAAAAGCTAGAGAACAATTTTTAAAGAAG